CTTGTGGATACAGCAAATACTTTCTTTCGTGCTAGACACGTTATTCGCGGAGACTTGAATGATAAGATTGGTATGAGCTTGGCTACAGTTCTAGGCAGTGTTCGTAAAGCGTGGCGCGAATTTAAGGGCGATCACGTTATCTTCTTTCTAGAGGGCCGAAGCTGGCGTAAGGATTATTACGCCCCTTATAAGCGGCAGCGTACTGAAGCTCGTGCAGCACAGAGTCCACGTGAGCAAGAAGAGGATCGAGTTTTCTGGGAAACATTTGATGAGTTTAAAGAGTTCATTACTGCCAAGACCAATTGCACAGTCCTCCAGCACAAGCAACTCGAAGCCGATGATCTTATCGCCGGCTGGATTAAGAATCATCCCGACGATACCCATGTGATCATTAGTACAGACGGCGACTTTGCACAGCTAATCGCGCCCAACGTAAAGCAATATAACGGAGTGATGCAGATTACAACCACACACGAAGGGTACTTTGACGAAAAGGGTAAGCGCGTTAAGGATAAGAAGACTGGTGAAATAAAGCCTGCTCCAGATCCAGAATGGTTACTGTTTGAGAAGTGTATGCGTGGTGATACTAGCGATAATATCTTTAGTGCATATCCAGGTGTGCGTGAAAAAGGCACAAAGAATAAAGTTGGGCTACGTGAAGCATTTGCTGACAGGGATAGTAAAGGCTATAACTGGAACAATCTCATGCTACAGCGTTGGTCTGATCACGAAGGCGTTGAACATCGTGTACTTGATGATTTCAATCGTAATGTTAACCTATGTGATTTAACAGCGCAGCCCGACGATATTAAAATTGTTATTAAAGAAACAATCGATACTGCAACTAGTGCAGAAAAGCACATTCCGCAGGTTGGGTTTAGATTACTTAAACTATGTGCTTCGTATGATCTAGTTAAGATTAGCGAACAAGTAGAAAGTTATGCAGAGCCACTTAACGCAAGGTACGTAGCATGAATTCAGCTAAAACATTAGTGCATAATAAAGAATGGTTGATTAGAGATAGTCAACATAAAATTGGGTCAATTGCCAAGGCCAAAAAAGGCTATGTATTTCTGCGCAAGGGCAAGCAAATTAATTTTCAAAATCTAGCAGAGATTAAAATTCAATTTGGTATTTCTACATTTGACGAAAATACAAAGAAGGTTAGTGCGCCAGCTGATACTAATCATAGTATCTATAATTATCCATGTAGATCAAAGCCGTTTGATCCTGTATATAGTGTGAGGAAAAAACTACCACTATTTGCCAAAAGTCCCAAAAGTAAGAGTCAATATTGCGCAGGATACTATATTGTTTATAGAAAAAATGGCTGGGCAGCTAGCTTTTGTCCAAAATTGATTACAATTGAAAGATACCAGTATCAAGGGCCTTTCAAAACTGAAGCAGAAATGAAAACAGTATTATACGAAATGAACAAAGATGAAACAATTAAACACATTACCAATTGAAGACTTTCTAGATAAAGCTCGAGTTGCAATCAAGACCAATCAAAAAACACTAAATCTTAGTATCAAAGAAGTTACCGACTTGCAGAATAGTCTAAGTGTAGTAATGACGCGATTAACTGGCGAAATGGACCAAATTCTATCATCTGCTACACAGGCTAGTAATACAGAAGTCAAGATGGACGGCGGTAACTTTTAAAAGAGCTGCTAAATATATATGCACAACCGGAGCGTATATAATGAGCAGACCTAAACCAAAAGTACTTTTAGAAGTTACTAACAAAAAAACATATAAGACAGAACAAGTACTAGAAGCTGATGCTATTTGGGCAGTATTCTATCAAGGTAGGCCCATTAATCTGAAAACTTCTAGTCTAGTTGCTCAACAATTAGGCCCAAAGTACAAAAAAGTATCATTTAGCAATGCTGGCCACGCCATTAATCTTGCTGAAAAACTTAATAGGCAGTTTAATACTAGCGAATTTACTGTCTTTAAACTTGTGACCGGAGACGAGCTAACTAATGAATCACAAGATTGAAATCACAAAATACGTAGCAGCCCAGTCTGGGCTATGTGCAGAAGACATAAATCTTAGAAAATTGGTAGCACAATGGTGGCAAAATCCCCGCAAAAAGAATAACGGTGGACTACGGTTAACTGATGCGGGATTTGCTAGATTTTCCTCATATTTCAAATATCATAAAGTTAAATTTGAGAGTCCAATTGAGTACACAAGTCAATTGGTTATTCAATTGGACAACTTTATAGACTGTCCGTGGTATGTAACCAATAGGTTTATCTTCGTTTTTAGTGATAAAATGGCTGTACAGTTAGTGTTGTTTTCTGGCGACATTGCAAAATTCAGTCGTGCAAGGGCAAAAAGCGCCGATTCTGCTTGACAATCCGTGTGATTTGTTGTATAATTAATGCATACTGTAGCAAACAAACAGTATTTAATTTAACTCAAACACTGAAAGTATTGTATGGCAGAACATCTTAGCACTAATCGCACAGTTACCCCTAACGAAGCAAAACGAAGCATTCGTAAATGTGTAAAAATCAAACGTCCCGTATTCATGTGGGGCCCTCCCGGCATTGGCAAATCTGATATTATCAAGCAAATTGGCGACGAACAGAAGCGCGAAGTCATTGACGTGCGGTTGAGCCTTTGGGAACCTACTGATATTAAAGGTATCCCTTATTACAATTCTACGTCAAACACCATGACATGGGCACCTCCTGCAGAACTGCCTACTGATCCAAATTCTACTGCTATCCTGTTCTTGGATGAATTGAACTCTGCTGCACCTGCTACTCAGGCAGCTGCATTCCAGTTGGTGTTGAATCGTCGAGTTGGTACTTATATTCTCCCAGAGGGTGTTAGTATCGTTGCTGCTGGCAATCGCGAAACTGACAAAGGTGTTACTTATCGTATGCCTGCTCCGTTGGCAAATCGTTTCGTCCACTTGGAATTGAAAAGTGACTTTGAAGATTGGCAAGAGTGGGCTGTGAACAACAAGGTTCATGAACAAGTTGTGGGTTATGTTGGTTTTGCCAAACAGGATCTGTATGACTTCGATCCAAAGAGCTCAAGCAAAGCATTTGCTACACCACGTAGCTGGTCATTTGTAAGCGAGTTGCTTAAAGATGACGACTTGGATGAGCGTACATTAACTGACTTGGTTTCAGGTGCTATCGGTGAAGGCCTTGCTGTTAAGTTTATGGCACATCGACGTGTGGCTAAACAGATGCCTAACCCATCGGATATCTTGTCTGGTAAGGTTGCTACTTGCAGCATCAAAGAAATCTCCGCAATGTACTCATTGAGTATTAGCCTGTGTTACGAGTTGCAGGATGCTAGCATCAAGAAAGTTAAAAATTGGGACGAAATGGCAGATAACTTCTTCAAGTTCTTGATGGATAACTTCCCAACTGAGCTTACTGTTATGGCTGCGCGGGTTGCATTGACCAGCTATGATCTCCCGTTTGATCCTAGCAAGCTCAAGCACTTTGATACTTTCCATAAGAAATTTGGTAAGTTCATTATCCAAGCCATGCAAGGTTAAAAAAGGTCCGAAAGGACCTTTTTACTTGCTCTTTTGTTAGATTCAATGTATAATATACACTTACACTGAAAAGGATAGTCAATGTCAACAGTAATGAAAACCGAAAAAGTTAAAAAAGTAGCACCCACTAAAGTCTACTCAAACGAAGAAAAGAATAAGATTGTAGATAAACTTATTACTGCTCGTATTGGGTTGCTGCTTCGTCAACCATTATAATAACGACTTTGTTAGCAGACTTACTCCTAAAGAAGCAGAGTTCGGCTTTGCACACGAAGTTCTGCATAACGTGTTTGATCATATGGGTCGTCGAGATTTTCGTGATCCGGTGCTGTCAAACATTGCTGCTGACTATGCTGTTAACCAAATCTTAAAAGATGAACGCATTGGTACAGTGCCTAGTTGGATCAAGATTTTCCAGGATGACAAGTATCGTGGCAAAAGTTACGAAGAAATCTATGCTGAACTCTACGAGAAAGCAGACAAGATTGACATTAGCTCACTTGGAGAACTGCTCGACGAACACCTAGATGACAGCGATGGTGAAGGTGAAGGTGACGATGGCGACGGTCCAGAAGTAGATGGTAGCGGTAAAGGCAAAGGTCGCCCTAAGTTAACTGCTGAAGAAAAGAAAGCAATCCGCGACGAGATCAAAGAAGCCATGGTAGCGGCTGCACAGGCAGCAGGTGCTGGACGAGTGCCCGCAGGTGTTAAGCGTCTGATTAGTGACTTCACTGAGCCAAAGATGGACTGGCGCCAGATGTTGCGTATGAATATCCAAAGTATTCTAAAAAGCAATTTTAGCTTCAGCAGACCTAATCGTAAGTCGCAGATGTGCGGCGCTATCTTGCCGGGTATGATGAACGAAGAAACTATCGACGTATCAGTTGCAATTGATATGTCTGGTAGTATTTCGGATAAAATGGCCAAGGACTTCTTAAGCGAAGTTAAGGGCATCATGGACGAATACGTTGACTTTAAGTTGGATCTCTGGTGCTTCGATACTCAAGTATATAACTATGCTAAGTTCACAGGCGACAGTGCTGATGAAATTATGTCATACGAAGTTAAGGGTGGCGGCGGAACTGACTTTGACGTAAACTTTGAGTTTATGAAAGAGCAAGGCATCGAACCTAAGCGTTTCATCATGTTTACCGACGGATACCCTTGTGGTAGCTGGGGTGACGAAGACTACTGTGAAAGTTTATTTGTCATCCATGGTAACGAAACCATAATTTCGCCCTTTGGCCAGACTGCATATTATAAATAAGTAGGTATATAATGTCGCTAAATAGAAGTGAGATCAATCCGCTAGGTGTTCTAAGGGTAAGGAAGTTAGCTTTTTCCCCAGAGCACTTTACGACGGTCTTAGTAGATCAATACATTGATACCAAATTATTGGATCACTGGATTGTCTATAATTTAAATAGTAGATATGCAATAAAGAAAAAAATGACATTAGACCATAATAAAAAAATGGTTGGAATGTTGGAAATCGGCATAGAGGATCCTAGGGAGATTACTATGCTAATGTTAGGCTGTCCCTATTTACATAAAAAAGAAAAGGAAATATTTTAAATGGAAACTCAAGAAACTACCCAAGCTACTGAAGCAGTTGCACAACCAGAATTGACTATCAGCGATCTTCAAAATCTACGCGCAATCGTAGAAGTTGCAGTTCAGCGCGGTGCATTCCGTGCAGCAGAATTGTCTGCTGTTGGCGCAACATATGATCGACTTTCAGTATTCTTGACAGCGGTTGTACCAGCTGCACCTGCTGAAGAAGCACCTGCTGTTGAAGAAGCACCTGCTGTTGAAGAAGCACCTGCTGCCTAAAAGGAGAAACACATGAAACATGTGGGGAAAATGAAAAATAACGGTGCAAAGATCGTTATTGTATATCGCACATTACCTGGCGACCCTCTTAGTGCGTTGGTAGTTGGTACCAATGGACTTGGAGACACCTATCACGATGCATTAATGAACTTAGTGCAGGATAATAGTGGTCAACAGGCTAACGAACTAGCAGACATCTTATCTGTTCGGAAATTTCCGGATGGTAACAATATGTTAGAAGCGTTACACAATCGTGGGAATCTTAAAAAAGTCCCCACAAGTGGTGTATTGGTAACTCCAGATACACAAACTACTATTCCGCTTGATGAATTAAATATCATTATTGCAGAACAGAAGGGTGTAAGTATTGAAGAGTTAGCTATTACAGATGGCAAAACACCTAATAAGAAAACTGCCAGTGTTAAGAAAGCACCCGAGGTTGTGCAGGTTGAAGAAATTGTATTAAGCGACGACATGAGTGCCACTGCACTTAGATCAAAAGCAGATGCACTTTTTAAACAAGCTCAACAACTGCGTAAACAAGCCGATGCATTGGATCCTCCAAAAAGCAAGGCTAAAAAAGTTTCAGTAGAAGTTGAGTAATTACTGTATAATAACAGTAGAGTAGGATCAGGGCAAGTCTTGCCCTGATTTCACATGTAAAGAAAGAAAATAAATTATGAAACATCTAGAATATGCATACCTCGATGCACTAAAAGATATTTTAGAAACAGGCGATCACAGACCCGATCGAACTGGCGTTGGCACTATTAGCAAGTTCGGTGTACAAATGAGATTCGATCTCAATAAAGGATTTCCTGCTGTTACTACTAAACGGTTAGCTTGGAAATCTGTAGTCAGTGAACTGTTATGGTTTATCGAAGGTAGTGGTGATGAGAATCGCTTGAGAGAAATTCTACACGGTGATCGTAATAGCACAGAAAAAACTATCTGGAGTGATAATGCCACTGCACCTTATTGGAAAAACAAAGCACGGTTCAAAGGTGACCTAGGACGGGTATATGGTGTACAATGGCGTGCATGGCGGGCACCAGTATTCGGCGTCAATCGTATGGCTGTTAAAC